GGATTTCTTGCAAAAGCAGGAACATCCTGTGATCCAAGTACAACAGAAGTGCCAATTTGACCAGTTCCTGCACTTCCAGACGGAGTAGCAATTACAGTTACACCTCCTAAATCAAAAACAGTTACACCATTTACAACTTTACGTCTTAAAGGAGTAATATCATTGTAACCTTGCGACTCTTCTATGTAGAATTTTATCTCTGTACCAATTCCTAAGTAACTATTACCTTCTAAATTTGCCCAAGCATGAAGAGACCTAGAAGATCCTAAAAAAGTTACTATAGAATACTTTTCCCAACCCCCTAATTTTTCTGGGTATCCAAAACGAAACCGAACAAGATCACAATCATTCCAGCCCCCTTTGTTTGAATAAGAAGTTGTCTCCTTATTTATACCCGGTCTGAATTGTAATTTTGTAATGGGCATTTAACACCTATTATTTAAGCATTATATTTAGACATGGTGGCCACTGGAAATGTTTGTCCAGCATTTGGTTTCCCCAACGATGTAAAAAATTGTGCTGTGCCATCACTTGATAATCCTGTCAATGACAAGGCTGCTGCATCACCACAATTACTGTGACTTTCTGAAAGTTTAAAAGTATTAGTTGTGGAAGATATTACAAAATAAAATGCTTTATCCACTAAACCCCCTATAACAGCTGATGAAACATTACTAGAGTTAAGACCTACATTGTAGCTTATCTGTTCATCATTAACAAATCCATGTCCATTAAGTGTAATAGTGTTATCAGACGTACTAACAACACTTGATGATGTTGCGTCTATGGACTTTGCATCTGATGAAGCTCCTGCTACCCATGAAAAACAAGTCTGCACACCATCAACATCTGAGGCATTATTTATAGCCGTTTTTAGTACTCCATAATTAGTTCTTACTGCTGTTCTATAAGCAGTTATGCCACTTGGTATTGCAGTAGATGTTTCAGACTTACGAGTAACATACCAATCAGAAGGAGCTAATAAACTACCTGACTTTTCTTTTGCATGTTCTACTTTTGATGCTTTAACTTCAGCTAGAGGTCTTGGCAATAAAGCATCACCATCAGAGTTCCAACCAAGATAATAGTCTGGATCAAATTTAGCTAGTGGAGTTGGATCATCTTCCCAAACTAATCCTGCTGTGTTTTTTTCACTTGTTGAAAGATTATTCCATGAAGACGGATATTTTGTATTGTCATCACTTATCCACGATCTTCCAATTTTTATGTATCTTCCATTGTGTTTCCAAGCCATATCTATCTCCTATTTTGCATTAGCGTACTTAAAGGGTGCCTCGGCAAAAGCCCAGTAAATATAAATTTCATTGTTAATATTTGTATCTCCCGATGCAGAATCTCTACATCTAAAACCATTTGCTAAAAAATCTATCTTATTACTTCCCGTTGTATATTCTAAATTGCCATTATTAGCATTAAGTGTTTCTGTCATTGGATTACCTTGAGCATCAGCAGTGTCTCTTACTTCATCAGATATATACCAATTATCTGTATCATCTGTATTTTTAATCATAACCCATCTTGGACGAAAACCTAAATGTACATAAGCTCCAGCGGCATTTGAATTCCCTTCGTAGAAACCAAATTTTGAATATCCAGCTATTGATTTAAAACAATAAGCTATATAAGCATTTCCGTTTTTATTAGTTGTAAAATTATAACCTAAACTAAAAACAGATGATGTTGGTGCTACCCCATTCATATAATCGCCATCTGCGTGTTCGCCTGCATTAGTATCTAACTCTATGTGTGTTCCTACTCCATCAACTAATCCAGTGTGGTGCATATACCAATTCTGACTATCATAATCTCTACTTTTAAATAATATTACATCTGGCACTGCACCTAAACCATGACCAATAGTTTGTTCTGCTCCTGCACCAGTCGCATTACCAGTATATAAGACAATAGATATTCCAGCTGCTTGATTTACTTGGACTGTTGAGTTAGCCGATCCGTCAGAATTTGTTGAAGTTGTACCTCCGTTTATTTTCCAAAGCCAAGCAACATAGGTTGTATCACCATCATTACTAACCACAGAATTACCTAAAGTAAAACCAGTAGATCCAGCAGGATTTAAAGTGCTTATTACAGTGGTGTCTGTTGCTTCTACGTTAGTTGTGTCTGATTTTAAATATATTGTGCCATCAGACCTACTACTGTCTAACCAAAAATGGGAGTGTGCTTCCGCTCCTGCTCTTGATTTTAACCATACCCAATCAGGTCTAAAATCAGTTGCTACAGTTTGAGTTCCGTCATTACCACTATAAAGGACTACATCAAAAACATCTCTTGGCTTAGTGTCTGAATTAGAACCAATAGCTGGATCAGCAAGATTACTCGCACACATAGCTAAAAACCCAGTAGGAGGAGTATAATAAAAGTCTCCAAAACCTTCAGAGTCCGCATTACCTTGTGCAGTCTTAATTCCTGCAAACGAACTATCTTGTCCAAAATTTACTGAAATATTAGTTCCATTAGGATGACAGTTAAAATAAAAACCATAACTATGTCCATCACCAGTTGGCACTTGTGATCCACTAGCAAAAGCATTTGTTGTTGTTCCTGCTGCTATTTCACTAGCTGTCGCTGAATTTGACCATGTGCCATTTATACCAAAATAAATAGCATTGTTTTCTAAATCTAAAGCTATTTGTATAATATTACCAGTTGAAAATGAACTAACAACATTTCTAGCTGCGGCATCAATTTGACCAGTACCATTACCTAATATAAAATATTCATCATAAGTCCTTGCAGGTCTAGCATAAACACCTATTCTTATATGAGTCGCGGCATGCCAAGCGTTCACTACACATTCACAATACCATTTACCAGAATCAACTAAAAAATTATTTTTTCCATTAGTCCAACCACTTCCAGCAGTTACTTTTAAACCACCTTCAGTATATGTTCCTGTCCCATAGCTTTGATACTCATTCGCACCTTCGCTCATTGTACCTAGTAAAGTTCCAAAATTATTTTCTGGGCAGTCAATCATGAAATCATGTGCAGCAATACCACTTATTGTCCAATGATTGCCTGACCCACTAGCATCTGCTATTGCATTGTTAGGTAGATTTGTCCCACTTCCTCTTGGGTCTGATACTGCACCACCACTTACATTCAAATCACTTGAATCAAAAACTAATCTATAACCATTTGTGCCATATGAACCAGTGTATTTTTTTGGAATCCACACTCCATTTTTAGTTTCCCCAAAACTTGAAGCATCTAATTGTGTTCCATCTACAAAGTTTATCTCTGCCATATAACCATCAAATGTAGGTACTCCGCCTTGATTAAACCATTTTCCAATCATGTGTTCATCTGTTCGATTATAACTAGTTTCACGATTTTGTGGAAATGCACCATGATGAGCATTTGTATTTGTAGTTTGCAGTTCACCATTTACATAATACTTTATTCTATTTGCTTGTGTTCCATCTGTAGTATCTACAGCAAACATGAAATGAAACCAAGATGTTGAATCGCCAAACGACCTATTTAATTCTAATGAATAATCTGCTCCCGCATCATAATCATAATATATTACTTCATTCACAGTATCTGACGAAGCACCTTGTGCTTGACCACTAAAGGACAATAATCCAAAATCACTTGCACCATCCCCTGCACTTAGTATTGGATTAAATTGAGAACTTGCAATAGATGTATATATTCTTGTTTTTTTAAACCAAGCACTGAATGTAAATGTTCTTGTATTACCAGCACTTGATGGTGTTCTAGTTAAATGCGCACTATTTGCACTATCAAATCTTAATGATTTAGTAACAACATTATTGTAAAAGCCAGTGCTTTGTTCTCCTGCTCCATTTGCTTTTATTACACTCATATTGAGTTCCTATGTTAATACTGCTGACGCTGAAACTAATATTGTATCGTTACCACTTGCTGCACTACAATAGTAAGATAAATGATATGTACCACTAGCAGATATTGCAGTTAAAACTGTTGCATTTATGGCTACGTCTGCATGAGCAGTTATTGTATGATTGCCACCATTAACAAATTTTATGTTTCCAGATTGACCCGCTGCTGCATTTGTAAATGTTAATGCTAGATTTCCACCACTTGTGCAAATAAAATCATTACCAACGGCTAAATCAAAACTACCATCATTGTCGGTTGTGACATGACCAGAGGCCCTACCAGCTACAGTTATATCATTATTGATTGCAAGAGAAACATTATCCTCTACAGTCATAACTGCTGTACCATCAAACTGTTGGAATATTATATCTTTAGCATCGGTGGCTGGTTTTATAACTGCATCACTTGAACTATTTGTTATGGTAAGTAGATTTACAGTATCATTTTGGAATTTAAAATCATCACCATCTGCATTTAATATTATATCACCGGCTACATCTACAGTTAAATCACCAGACGATAAAGCAATGGTTGTGCCATCAATATTAATATTATCAATATCTATTCCAGCATCAGCAGTAATTTTTCCAGTGGCTCCCATAGTGCCAACCACTGCAATATTTGTAGCTGTCAATTCTATTGTGTCTGTCGCGGCAATATCTAAAACAGTTCCACTTGCACCTTGAATAAATTGAGTTGCATCGTTAAAACACAATTTATTTGTACTATTTAAAGTAAGACCAGTTCCATCTGTATGAGTTAAAGTTGTATCAGCATCAGCACCGAACGATACTACTGCACTATCACTTGTAAAACTTAAATCATCTTGAACTTTTAAATCAACAACACTTAATGACGCTAAAATATCTGTAACGGCTGCTCCAGATCCCGCACCATCTAAAGAAACAACTTTTGTATCTCCATTTGGTATTGTTATAGTTGCACCAGAACCTTGTTTTATAATTATATTTTGTGATCCACTTGTTCCATTTTTAATTATGTGAACTCTTTTCATTGTGTTAGGACCAATGGTAATAGTACAAGCTGAATCTAATGTTCCAGTGTATATTATATATATTGCTCTACCTGCATCAGAAGTTGCATCCGCCACTGTTGTTGCATGAGTATCAGCGTTTGTTGTGATAGCTTCCGTACCGAACCCTAACGCTTCACCTACTAATTCTAAATTAGTATTTGTTTTTGTACCCCAAGTTCCCGACTGTTCGCCAGTATTCATTTCTTCGAGTCTTAAATTATTTACAAATGTACTTGCCATTATGCCACCTCTTGCCAGTTAGCTGTTTGATTTGGTACTATTAAACTATATACTAGTTCTTCTCCCGTGCTACCAGTAGCACCAAGTCCAATTAAAGATACCACACATTCAGGCACTGTGACAACACTAGATTGTGAAACTTGTGCGGCAGCTAATGTAACAGGTACGTCTACTACTGTTAGAATACTTAATGAACCCGATGCGGTTGTTCCAACAACATTTGTTACAAGCACTCCAGTTGTGGCATCTATGTTCGGTATTCCATGAGTGGTTATTGTCGCACCCATGTAAGCGTGATTACTACATTGATAAAACAATCTAGGTGCATTATCTGCTACAGTAATTTCTGTATAAGCTCCAGCTTGCCCTGCCGTGCCGTTGGTGGTTACTCCGGTAGTATACTCACCTTCAGTTTTATCTGCCGTTTCATAAATTCTAAGTGGGTGTCCAGCATTACTACTGTCACTTTGATCAAACCTATAAGTGTTACCTTCATACAAAGTTAAGTTAACATCAGCTGATGCTGTTGACCCACCAATTGCATATTTGTTAGTTGAGCCTACATTGTAATATGGATGGTTTGAAGGATTACCAGAAACAACAGTAACAGTATATGTAACTGTACTAGCTCCAGTTTGACTTATAGCAGTAGTTGCAGAAACACCCGTAGCATTTACAAAAATACCCGGTAACCCTAATGGAGTCCCTAACCCAGTTGTTCCTACTACTCCAGTAACAGCAACATCTATTTCCTCATTCCAAGGACCTTGACCCCATGTTCCTCTACCCCAACCTTGTAAGGTAGAATTTGACATTTAGGCTATCCTTATGATCGCATTACTTGCATCAGCAGTTGGAAATTGGACTGTAAAAGTACCAGATGTTGAAGTTTTATTAGATGTAAAATCTAAAACACAAACTGCTTTATCACTATTAGTGTCATTATATATTAGTGCACCCATAGCCGTAATTGTCGCAGTTGTAAAACTTAAATCAGCAAAATCTGTAAATGCAGTTGTTCCAGAAGTCGTTGGTGCAACTTTAGTTAAAGTGCCTCCACCAGCAGTGTACGAACCACTGTTCGCTATTTCACCCGTAGTAGTGTAAGCAGTTGTTGCCGCTCCTAATGTTGCAGTAGTAGATGATTTTCCACCACCACCCTCTGCATAAAGAGCTAATTTAAAAGCATTTCCATTTGTTGCAAAATTGTGTGTACCCAACATTAACTCTTGTTTAAATGCGGTGCACATTGCTTGTGCTATTGCCATGTTATAATCTCCTTATATATTCAGCCGTTTCTTTTTGACCACCTGATAGCAAGGCTTGAATAATAGTACCACGCTCTTCTCTTCTTGCCAAGAGTAGATAATGATACAATACTTTTTTAAGATGTTCTCTAAATTGATTAGCTTGTTGTCTAATATGTGCAGGAGCATCGTCTGATATGCTTACTATCTTATCAACAGCTAAATCTGCAATTTGTTCATTTGTTAGTCCTCCTTGGTTTGAAGTCATAACATTAACCTTTCCAGCTTGTGACACACCTACATTAAACATTTATTTCTCCTCATAACTTACACCGGGTATATCTTCTCTTCCAATTAAATTGGGCGCTAAATCTAAAGGCTCCGGTGGTTCTAATTTAGATTTTTTTGTTATTAACATGCTACCCTGTGTTGTTGTGGACACAAGAGGGTCTTCAAGTCTATGATAACCGTAGAGTTTTTGGTCGTCTGGCACATTCATGTCCAGCAAAGACGAGCTGTTTGCTATATGTACTTTAATTTTTTTTGATATTGCTATTGCTAACCAAAACTCACAACAAGCTCTTCCTGCTTCTGCAAAATTAATTGCTTTATGTGTAAAATCTATACCGTATAAATGTAAGTCCGAAACTTCTTGTGATATGGCATACGCAAGTGAGTAAGCTACCGTATTGTTTAAATAAGCATATCCCGTCTTTTTTATGACTTCTTGTAAAGGAAATTCAACAACATCTGGGCATCTTTTATCTAAACAGCAAGAAAAAATAGGTATGTTTTTCTTTTGTATTAACCTATCTTGCATAATATCTGTTTGTTTTCCAGCGTTAGGTGTATCCAAAAATCTTGAAGGTGGGTCCATCATAAAACACTTATCGTGATATATGACTCCAGACATAGAGTTAATCGCCCAAACCTCATCAAATTTTTCACTTCGGATTTTTGCTAATATATATTCGGAGAAGCTGTTGCCTAAAGCAACTATAGCGATGTTTTTATTTTTCATATAAGATACTATATACTTTATCTTATAAGTGTCAAGATTTAGCAACCTTCAATTGACCGTCTCTGTAAGAGTCAGAATAGTTTCTACCCTCTGCATAAACTTTGAGTCTACTTAGGCTTTCCATGTATCTTGCGTTATATAACTCCAAAATATCTTTCTCACCCTTCATAAAAGTATATGCCTCTAAAAGAGTGGCATATAATAAAGCATCCGCTGCATTTGTACTTATCCATGTTGTCCCTGAATCATCCGTAGTAAGAGAAGCTGGTCTGTAATAGTAATGCAGCTCTACTGAAAAACTGCTGTTCGGAGTTGGAGCTACAATAAAAGTATCTACGTCAAATTGAGCATAATAAATAGGGGATCCCGTTGTAGACGGGTTTGGAGTATATTCTTGCAAAAAATTCACATCTTTTTGTAATAAAAAAACATTTTCACTACTAGCGTTTACATATGATAGAGAATGTGTGGCTAAATAATCAGAAGGTTTTTCTAAAAATTTATTCCCACTAGTTAAGGAGCCCGTTACATTTTTCCTAAAATAATCTAAATCAACGGATTTAAAAATTCTTTCTTCTGCGTTTTTAATAAAGAAAGGTATTTCAGCAACAAAAGTAGACTCATCGTTTTCTGTCCATTCTTTTACAGAGGCCGTTAAGGTTGTTAAAGTAAAACTCATGTCACACTCACTGTTACTTGCCCAATACTAACCGTAACCTCATAACTTTCAAGTTTTTTTGGTATATGACTATCGCCATACGTTGGTTTATCTATTGGGTTTCTTGTAAAAACTAAAAAATTTAAAGGAACAGTAGGATTGTTGGGTCTTGCATTTTTTATAGCTTGTCCATCCGTTGGAACTTTGAACGGACCAAGTTGAGGATGTTTTCTCTCAAACTCATCCGGTCCAACTAACGATCCGTTCCACTCAAGCCTCATCTCCCGTAAATTATACTCCATACCAGACCTGTCTGAAATACCTTTGGCAAACTTACCTGTTGCAAAGCTGCCCATCAGTTACTCCTAAAGTAAGCGTATTGAGGCGTTACAGTAAAGCTAGACCTGTCCCTATCTTCGCCAATTGCTCGCTCAAACTCTTCTTCATACACAACCTTTAACATTTGTGTAAGTTGTGGATTTTTCTTTAAAGACAGGTAGTAAGCTAGTCCAGCTGTGAGACATGGGTAAAACCTAAACGGTATTTCTAAAGTATTTACAGGCGTATCTGCGTCTTGTATTCTTGTCAAAGCATCATAAACTATTACATCTGTGCTATTTTCGGGCGCAGGCCATATCTTTAAATTAGGCGTGATCTGTCTATCTAAAAAAAATTGTGTTGTTCTGCCGGTAGATGTTTTGTTTGGTATTGATAAATAACTATCACGACTTACCCTACTTAAGGAAAAATCTGTTCCACTGCGTCTTACTACTGCTGACAATATGTCAATAACATCCGTGCCTAAAGAATATTCCGTGTCAGCCGCTGCAACGGTCTGCGTTCTTTGTTCTATAGTCCATTGATTTAGCCCACGATTAGCCCACTCGGCTAACATAATATTTAAAGATCTTTTTGCTGTTTTTAAGTCATACCCTGTTCTGACCTCAAGACCGCATCGCTCAAAAGCTTCCTCAATATATTCTGCTACATCTAATTCAAAATTAGTTGATGAGGAAGTTGTCATATCTAATCCTTATATAAATTATCAAACGTCACCGTTGGGTCCATATAACTATTATCACACTCTGCATTATGAATCCACTGGCTTGGTTTAAAATCAGGAGCGCCTTCACCAGTTTCCCACAAAGCAGGACTTGTTGCACGAACTCTATTATTAGGTAATGCTACTATATTTCCCGTCCATTTACCAGCATCCGTTAACTCTATAACATGACTTTGTTTGTGTTGTGCCGGATCATCTGCAATATCAGACTCTGTATAATCCACTGTAAATAAATATTTTCCTGTATAAAACTCACCGCCTATTTTGCATTTCCAAGGACTAGAACTAACTCTATCCAGTTTAATCACTGAATGATGGTGTGAGCTACAATCCCAAGGCTGAACTAAATGTACCGGCATAGGTTCTGGCCACTCTTGTAGAGGCGTATCAGCGACGAGAGCTGTGATAGGCATCCTAGCCCACATAGCACCACCGTTGATATTAGTGCTTTCATCAAAGTCTGACTCACAACCAGTAAAGATCATTTGAAAGCTCAAACATCTGTCAGGAACCGTGGTTACAGCAATAGCCATTGCATGTAAGTAATCACCATGATATTTTTCATGGTTGTGAGTATATTCTCTTCGCACCCAGCATTTAAAATGCGGGATGTTGCTTTGTAGATAAGGCACTTAGGCTCTACCGCCTCTTTTCATTTTCTTGATGGCTCCGCCCTTGGCGTAACCTTTTTTCTTCATGCCTGCTGCACCGCCACCCATCATTTTCTTGATAGCGCCACCTTTAGCAAAACCCTTTTTCTTCATACCGGCGGCTCCGCCACCCATCATCTTCTTAACTGGTTTTTTCTTTGCAAAACCTTTTTTCTTCATAGCCATTTTATTCTCCTTTATGCTCTAACAGCTCCTGTTGTTTGTTTTCTCTTATTTGCCATGACAACGCCACAACCCCTTGCTACAACACGCCTTGGTTTTAATTTACCATTATACGGACGTTTTGCTTTTGTTTCTGGAACACGACCACCACCACTCATTTTAGTTACTTTAGCCGCAGGCGTATTCCCAACGACAGTCTTACCCTTAGAGCCTGCTTTTTTCTTTTTTCGTGCAGTAGACGCTCTTTGTGATTGTGTCAAACTATTAGCTTTTGCTCTAGGTAAACAACGGTCTGGGTTTTTTTTATCCTTAGATGTCCCACATTTTCCCTTTATTTTCCCATCAGTTCCTATGCGAACCCAGTCTTGTTTTACCCAATCTTTAAGTGCGCCCATTATTTTTTACCTTTTGCACCCTTAGCGTAGTTGGGATCTTTACAATATTTAGAAGCTGCCATGTTTGCGTATGCACTTGGATATGTATCAAAAGTTCTCTTAGCCCATGCTTTACCAGCAGGGCATATCTTACTACCCTTGCTTTTAGCCGCTCCACCTTTTTTAAAGTAAGTAACATTGAGTTTAGATGGTTTGGGTCCAGTTCTAACTGCTGATTTCATGCTTGCCTCGCTTTTCTTATTTGTTCTTTGCCTTTTTTAAATATACTTGCGACCTCTGTCTTACCCATAACTTTGGCCCTTTGTTCGCCTACTGTCAAGATTTGGATTTTTCTTGCATAAGGCTTATTAATTTTTTTAACTTTAGAGACTGTCGCTCTAGCATCTGCTGGAGTAGCAAATTTAATGCTAACTGTGTCTTTAGGGTTTTCGTCAGTGTACAAACGTCTATCAGAATCTTTGGGTTTTTTTCCTGTCCCAACTTTAGGATCTTTTCTTTTTACCATTCTTTAATAACCCTGATAATATTTTTGACTGACCTGCATGTGCTTTTGATGCTTTCTTTAACTTGCCTGCTACAGTTTTGATTTTACGTTTTGCTTTGCCAGTTAGTGCCATTAGTTACTCATCCCTATAAATATAGATACTATGCCCACTAGTTGTAGCACAGCACCAAAGATTATGGCCCAAATACGAGCGTCAATCTTATCTATTTGTTTTTGCAAATGATTTAAGTGATTAGTCTCTACACGAGATACTGTATCTTCTAAAAGCGCCATCCTTTTATCTAACTCATGCAAAAAATCTTTTTCTCTTTTTGTAGCCATCAACACTTCCACCTTCGTCTTGCCTGTCTTAGTCGGCTGTTAGGGTTAGCAGCTGCTTTAGGAAACTTCTTCATTTGACCGGCACTTCTTGCACAAAATGACTTTCTTCTTTTAGCGTCCTTACTGCCTTTTTTAACCTTGCCTGTTACGGCTGTTTTTAACTTGCTACCGGGGTTGTCTTTTCTATACTTTGCTACTCCCGCAGCTGTCATTCCCGCTCCAGATTTAGTAGAGCGGAAATATTTTTTTGTCTTAGGCGGCTGTTTATCTTTCTTCCTAGCCATGAAAAAAGGTCATCATATCGACAGTAGCGATTGTATATTTAACCGACATCCCGTTGTCAAATAAAACGCCTTCTTCCGGTATCGTTCTATCAACAGTTGTGTTATCTGTTCCAATAGTCCTAGATTTAAACAACGCGGTGCCACTTTCTGGTGTTCCATTAAAAAAGTCAACAACACCCGCTGTACCACCCGATACAATAGAAAAGCCCTTTAATCTTACTCTCATACTACTATTAATAGCTTGAGCGCACAAATCTCCGGACCCAACTTTAATATTTGCTGCAAACTGCGCCGAACTAGTAACAGAAGTAACTGTTAAGAATAACTTTTCTCCAGCTACCGCTTCGGCAGACCCTGTAGATGTAATCACCTCTGTTTGAGCGTCTCCGAAGACATCTGTGCCAACAATGGTGTTTGTCTTTGCATTGTCGCCGGTGCCTGTAGTTGTAACAGTAACATTTCTTGCTCCACCTCCTGCAAAGGTGGTGTTTGCCATCGTTGCAGAGGTGTCAGGTCGGGCAGCTGTAACTAACCTGTCGTCATCTGATGCGTTTTCATCACTGATGAAAACTGCTTTTATGTCTGAACCTGCCATGTTAAGCTCCTATATTAAGCTTCGTAGCCCATTAATTCAATCAATAACTTACCTGCTGTAAAGTCACCGTCTGTAGTTGTACCACAAGTTAAATATAAAAACTCATCGGCGGCTGGAACGGCAGTAAAGAAAACCTTACTTCCTAATGTTGCATCACCTGCGTTAACCAATAATGTTTCGCTTAACCCACTAATAGCACCATCTTCTACTCCAGTTCCTTCTGTCGCAGAGTGTACGTTAATGTCTGGATCACCACCTGTTGGTGCTTCAAAACACTCCATACTACCAGTTAAGATGGTCCCGTTTTGTGCAGCAGTTATCTGACCAATATGACAAACTAATGACGTTCCGTTAACACCAATAATGTCGCCACTTGCTGTGGACCTTAATCCTGTTAAATCAATAAGTATTCTTGTTGTTATAATACCACCAACTCTTTGAATAGAACTTCTATAAACAGTCCCAGAACCAGTTGTTATACCAGTGCCTGCTTCTGTTGCTAGAGTGTTTGCATCAAAGGATGCAATCCCGCTTGAGTTGATGCTTGATAATGTTGAAATCGCGCCAGTTGAAGTGTTCTTACTTATAGAAGTGAACCCTCCTTCAGATCTGACTGCGCCTGAAAAAGTTGTATTAGCCATGTAAATCTCCTTATCTTGGCAAATGTCAGTTACATTATGTAACTGTTAAGGTTTTATTAATTGTACTAGAAAAAGAAAAGGACGGCAAGAGCCGTCCT